GTTTTCGATGGTGGACATTTTTACAAAGCAGAAGTTTACTCCGGATTAATATTTAATGAGAATAACTGTCACAAACAATGCAGAAAATGTAATAGATTTATGAATGGTAATGAATTGAACTTTAGAAAAGGTTTGATTGCAAGATATGGAATTGATTACGTTACTAATTTAGATAACATTTGCGACATTAACAGAGTTAAAAAATATACTAAAGAAGAACTAATTGCTAAAAAACTTCAATACGATATTAAAATAAAAGAATATGGAAAGTAAAATGTTTTTAGATGAGTTTACTGGTGAGCATTACAAAACAGATAAGATTGATGTAATTGATTTCTGCAAGTTGTATGACTTAAATTTTAATGAAGGAAATGTAATAAAATACGTTTCAAGAGCAAGAAGAAAAGGAACGCATATTCAGGATTTAAAAAAAGCTATTGATTACTTACAACGTGAACTTAAACATTTAGAAGATGGCGAAAAGTAATACATTTGCATTAGCATCAGAAACTAAATTAAAATTAGTTGCAACACATAAGAAAACTTTTACTACTTTTGAAAAGGAAATTACTTATAGTGAATGGATTAACTTTAAAAAAAATAAAGATTATTATTATTTAACATATCAAATATGAAATACTTATTATTGTTAGCAGCTTATGAATTTATAAGAAGTAAATTAATATGGTTATGGTATTACTTAATTAAAAAAGGAAGCAAATGAAACTAAAAGATAAAGCAAAAGAGTTAGTTGATAGATATAATGAATTATTTACATATCCGACACAAAAAGATAAAAAATGTGAATTAATAGCATTTGAGTTGCATTTGGAAAAATTAGCTAAAATGAAATTAATATTTTCGGATAGAGAAATTCATTATAAATATTGGCAAGAAGTTAAACAAGAAATAGAAAAATTATAATGGCAGATATATCAATGTGTACAAATCAATTTTGCAAATCTAAAGATTATTGTTATACATTTACTGCAACACCAAATAAGTTTAGACAAGCATACGCAGATTTTACTTGTGAGGATGATGAAATAAATTGCTCCTACTTTTGGAGTAATGGTATTGACTCTATCAAATGTAAATTAGGCGGAGTTAAACGTGATGGCGAAATATGTAATTTAGATTACTGTAGCTATCCTAAATGCATCCAGGATAGTTACTGCCTTAAATGTCACCAAACTGATGGAATACATAAAATGGGATGCTCAACAAGAAAAATAATATGAATCCAAACGAAAAAGCAAGGGATTTAATTACTAAATTTAATCACGAATATGATGCAGATAAAAAGGAATATATTTTGTACCAGGATGTTGCAGAGAGCATACGTTGCGCTTTAATAGTTGTTGAAGAAGTCAGAACATTTCATAACAATTTATTTTATGCTTCTAAAAACAGTATATTTGATATTTATTTGGATAAAGTAAAAGACGAAATTGAAAAATATGAAAATACAAAGATTTAAACCTATCGTAAGAATAAAAAGAGTAATGAATTTTTACTACATTCGTGGAATTAATTCAGAGCGAATTAACAATTTATATAAAAAAATATTAACAAGAGAGCAAGTAAAATGCCAAAACCAGGAACAATAAATAACCCTTTAGGAAAAGGAGGATTTGCAGAAAACCCACAAAATAGATCCCGAGGAACTTGGAGTAAAGATACTTCAATTAGCTATTGGTATAATTATTTAATTAGATTAGATATAGAAGCTTTTAGAGACTTTCAACCTGGAACAATGGCTCAAGAGTTAGCTTATGCTGCTGTTTTAGAAGCTAAAGAGGAATTAGCATATTTAAAAGAAGTAACAGACAGAACAGAAGGCAAAGCATCACAAGCAATAGATGTTACTTCGGATGGAAACGAATTAAAGCAAACTATTATTAAGTGGGGCGATAACGAAGTTAAAGTTTAATGGAGTTAACACCAAAGCAAAGTGAAGCAATGGCAATGCTCCAATCGGAGCAATACAACTTTATTTTGTATGGTGGCGCAATTAGAGGCGGAAAATCTGTTTGGGGTTTATCCGCTTTGCTTATTATGTGTGAGGTATTTCCAAACTCCAGGTGGTGCGTTATTCGGGAGGATATGGAAAAGATACGAACTACAACAATACCTTCGTTTCGTAAGATTGAGCCAAGCGGAACCGTTAGGCAATCACCTTATGAATATCACCATCCTAATGAA